TGTAAATATGCCTACTTCTTATCCTACTGTTGTTTTTCGTGATAATGTTGTTAACCCTTTGCCTGAGAGTTCTCTTTCTTCTCGTTTGAGAAGTTTAACTTTGCAACGTTCTGTTGCAAATGTGTCTTATATTAAGATGGACGCCTCGCGTGGTAATTCGCGTGAGAAGTCAGGTACTCTGCCTGAATAAATAACCTGTAATTAATATGTTAGTTGGATTTACTGGCTCTTTTATTAGAGTCTATATCATATGGACGCGATGAGTATACATATGATGAACAGTCAACCGGTGCATGGTTGATAATATCCATAAAAGGAGAACGAGAGCTGCTATCATTGAGCTCTCAGCCCCCCTTTCTTTTATTAATTACTTGCCTTTTCTATCCTGGTGTATGCATATTTATTGGATATGTGTATTCCTAGTGGTGTAGAAACCACTAAAAGTTATTATTGATTTTGCTTAGATGAGTTAAGTTTGCTAAGATTCGAAGTTTCTGCCTCTATTCGTACAAGGTGACCCCTTCATGAATGTTACCAAGTCTTAGTCGACGACGACGCTTGTTTGCGCAAGCTGAAACCCCTCATTCTGTTATGTGACTTGTACAATATTCTAAGTATATTTGATATAATGACTCCCCCAATACCTTTGGATTTGACGCTGATATGTTGATGACTGGATGGCCTCCTTATACACTTTGTGTAATGGCCCAGGTTTGTATTCTGTGATATACACGTTGTTCAAAGCAGTACGTTAACTGTGGAGAAAAACACCCCAAATTATTATTTATGATTACAACTATGACTACTACAATTGATACTCCCAAATTTTATACTCACAATCTTTCTCAACGCTATTATTATGTTAACAATGCTACTTTGTCTACTATTGAACGTGATGGAAATAATGTGTTTGAAATATCTTATGTTCCTACTTTTGTGTGTGAATTTGCTACTCCCTGTGAAACAGTATCACCATCTGCTGCTGTTTCTTATACGCCTCGTTTGGGTTATAGTGATATCGCCTGTCTTCCTTTTTCTGACCGAAGACCTGGTGGTATTTATTATAATTTTGAATCTGATGATCATCCAGTTTTGGATTTTGAAGCAGATGACGCTACTGCTTTCATGCAAGTTGATATGGATTCCCCTGATTTACCGCAATCGGTCCCTAGTTTGGCTAATCTTTGCCTTGATGTTGTGGATAAGAAGAAGCAATTTTGTAATCGTTTTGTCGATTACAATAATTACACTCTTATCTACGAAAACTTCAAATTCCCTAAAACTTTACTACAAATTAAGCGGTTGAGTAAGCAGATTTTTCTGCGAACTCATAAGCTTGATCTTACCCGTCAATGTGTTGGTTGTAAAGCATGTCTCACCACTTTTCGAAGTGTTGATGATCATGTTGACTACCACATAAATTTGATGCGACCTCTAACTAATCAAGTTGATTATGTTAGAGATTCGTTTTCCCGTATGATTTCTTGTATTTCTGAACCTTATGACAATAGTGTTAAATTTCTTAGACAATGTGTTATGAATCGTGATCGTATTTGTCAAACTTGTCGCTGTTATTATAACAGCTTCATGAGTTTGCGAACTCACAATGACTTTCACATTACTATGAGAGATGTTCTCTTAAACCCTGTTTGTAATAGATGTTGGACTCGATTTGATAGCTTGGATGACCATCTAAAACACTTTTGGGCCCATCGTGAGGAGAGACATGCTTCTCGTAAGTATGTTAATTCCACGTTTGAAAACCCTGGTGTTTATAGTTTGGACGATGTTACTGCGCCTTTTGCTTCTTTATGTGATGTAAAGAAAATGAAAGATGTGAAACCCTATTCATCGGCTTATGGCAATCTTGGATGGTTTGCACAAGTTACGCGAAAGCGGAACATGTGGAAACAATATAAGAATGTTCTAAAGTCTATGAAAAAGAATGACTCTGGAAAAATGCTTGCCAATTTATTGGCAATTGATTCTCGTCGTGATACACTTTTCAAAGGACAAGCTTTTGCAGATTATGTGCAAAGTAAAGCCTTTGGAAAGGATGTTACGAAAGCTATGGCTTCGTTTCTTGCTGGACAACCTGAAAAGATGTTCAATAAGATGCGAAACTGTAACGACACTTATCCCCAATTTTTTGATAATAATCGTATCTTTGGTGCAGATTTTTCGGTTCTGCCTAAAGACCTCTGTTCTTCGGTCTTGAAGATGATTCAAGATGTGTTTGCGAACATTGGAGATTGGTTAAAGACGATTTGGAAATGGATTTCAGACTATTACGTTCAATTTGGGCTTTTGGCCTTAATTGTTGCTATAGTAATAGTCTGGAAATTGATATCTATTCTTGGGTGTACAACTCGTGAAGTTGTACTTTCTGGCTCCGCTCTTGCTGTTGCACTAGTGTGTTACTATGATGCATGTGCAGCAGAGGATATGGCTGCTCAAATAATGGATATTGTTGATGATTTGAAAAAACACCCTACTCAGTTTCATTTTGGACCTTCTGGCACTGATTTAACAACTGGTGCTGAATGTGTAATACCTGGTTACGATACAAGTTTGGATTCGACTGAATTAATAAAGGATTCAAATGATACTGTTGCTCACCTTGGAAATGATGATAATGATGCTTTCGCAATGACTACAATGTTGGCTCGCTTTCTAAAGCTGAAAGTTGAACCTGACTCAATTAAGAAGTTTATTTCTTTTAATAGACTTTCTTATAATATGGCCTCTGGATTAAGATCTTGGACTTTTATTATTGATTGGATTAAGACTGTTTCAATTAAATTAGTTGATTCGTTTTATGGTACTGCTGATGAGCGTAAAATTATGAGTTTTGAAGCTTATAAAGATATGTCTCGTCGCTGGATTAAAGAGATTGGTGAATTGGACACAGAAGAGATGCGTAAATCTATTTCTTATGATGAGAGTACTCAAATGAGAGCTCTTAACGTAAGAGATATTGGTACGCATTTATTAGAAATGTCTATATCTACCAAACAACATAATTCAGTTCGCAGTGCTATTAATGTGATGTTAAAAACTGCTCGCGAATTGGCTGAGTTGGCTGAGAAAGCCGTTTTGTCTAACGACATGCGTGCTGATCCATGGCTGATTTGGTTATATGGAGAACCTGGAATTGGAAAGTCTGCTGCTGTGCAACTTATTTGCAATATGTTGCTTGAAGGATATTCCCAACGACTTAAGAACCGTACTTATGCCATCAACGGTTCTTTGAAACACATGGATGGCTACAAGTCTCAACCAATGGTTTTGATTGATGACTTTTTGACTATGGCTGACTCTCAACATGAGACGGAATCTCTAGATATTTTCATGAAGTGCAAATCTGCTACTTGTTATCAAGTGCCGATGGCTGCACTTCAAGAAAAAGGAAAGAATTTTGATTCTCCTCTGATGATGGTTACGTCGAACCAACTTTACCCTAATATAACAACGCGTGTACATAACACTGAAGCGGTATACCGCCGCCGAAATGCTTTATGGAGCGCAATGTTAAAACCTGAATATGCTGGAAAATCGATGGCTGAAATACCTCTTGAAGTATCTATGAAAATGCATCATATGTGCTTTCAGGAGTATCACCCAATTAAAGTAAACCACAAGATCGGCCTTCCTGTCGAGTTTGAGGTTTTCATTGATAAGTGTCGGCGAGCAATAGCAGCGCATTTTACTTTACAAAAAGCGTTGCTGATGCGAGCCGGTCAGCATGTGCCTCATATTTTGAGACACATACGGAATAAGAGAGTGCTTGAAGGAAATCTTGGTGATGTTACAACTGGTGCGCCTGAGTTTATTAATTTTGATGATTATGATGAACGCGATGATTCGGGTACTGTTTATCAGATGGATGAAAGTTTACCTGTGGACAGAATCCCGGAGCATGTTGTGCAATGGAATGAAGATGACCATAAGAGTGCTCTTGATTGGATTAAACGACCTATTGCTTTAAGCAATAAATTTTTTGAACCTGCTAAGAAACAATTATGTAAAATTTTGTTAATGTGTGAAGGTTGGACCTCTAAATGTACTGATTTTATCAAACAAAGACCTCTTCTTGCTGCAATTTGTGGTATTGGAGTTGGTGCAACTGTCTTCTTAGGATTGAAGGCAATGATGAAAGCTGTGTTTGGCAAAGATGTGCAATCAGAAATGTCCGCTTCCGGATCATATAAAACAAAATTTTTGAATAGACCTGCTGTGGGACAACGAAAATATGCTGCACGTAAAGTGATAAGTGAAGGAAAAACTATTCTTCAGAGAACTCTGCTAGATATAGCAGCTGAAGGATGTTCAGACCAAAATGCCATGGAACTGATGACTCAGCGATTACCTTGGAATCTTTTCGATATTATTCGACATGAAAAGAATGGTACTACACTTACAATGAGAGCTACTTCTCTTTGTGGACGTATTATTATTTTGCCAGCTCACTTCTTTGTAGGAGTTGAGAAAGACCAACTAATTACTTTGACTGACGGAATGACAAAATGGACTGATATGTTTGATCCATCTCGTTTAGTTCTCATTGATGATGAGAATGGTCAGCTAGATATAGCTGCTTACGAGATGGGTCCTGTTTTCCCTATGCAACGAAAATTGACAGCTCATTTTATTTCAGAGAAAGAACTTGGACGAATTGGAACTACTGAAGGAACTCTCTTACATCGAGCACCTGGATTTAGTGGTGTTGCTGATACAAATGGTGTTTGGGGCATGTCTGCAAAGGTTACTCCTGTTGATCAGATGCAAAATTTATTTTACGATGTCAACAAGAATAACGTATCGCAACTTTTTACCCTAAGGACTGGGTGGAATTTTCATGGTCCAACACGTGAAGGTGATTGTGGCAGCTTGCTTGTTGTCCATTGCCCAAGTGTTAAAGGCAAGATCATTGGAATGCATGTTGCTGGCAGCCGTTCGAAGACTCTCGGGTATTCAATGGTTGTCACGCAAGAGATTATTAATGAATTAGTTCGGCTCTGTACTACACGTGGATTGAGTGTTGAACCACCACCTACCGAGATTTTTGATCAAGGTAAAGAGGTTCCCTCAATTTTTCCTAATGGTAATTTTACTCATTATGGTGTTGTGAAAGCAGAGTATCAAGTGCATCAGCCAACAAAAACGGCTATTGCACCAAGTTTGATTTTTGATAGAGTCCGTTCCCATGTTTGCGAACCCGCTTGTTTAAAGGAGAATGATCCTCGAAATTTAAGCGGGATGTCACCCTTGCAACAAGGGATCGATAAATATGGTATTCCCACTAAACAATTTCCCCGCCGTTTGTTGAAGTTCGCAGCTCGTGAAGTTTTTAATACATATGCAGAATTGGATTGGCCAGCACAGAATAATATTGTAGAAATGCAATGGACTTTGTGTGGTTCAGGTGATGGCTCTAATGCTATTAATCTGAATACTAGTGCTGGGCACCCATGGGTATGTAGAAAACCAAAGGATGCGAAAGGAAAACATTGGTTGTTGGAGAATGATGGATGTGGTAATGTTACAATGACAATGGAAATGGAGAACGCCGTGTGTGACCGTCTGGACAAGTATGCACTTGGGATTCGTCCCTTTGAAGCTTGGACTGATTGCAAGAAGGATGAAATACGACCATTGGCGAAAATTGAAGCCGGAAAGACGCGTATTTTTACTATTGCGCCTGTTGATTTTACTATCGTGTGTAGAATGTTCTTTTTGCACTTCATTGAATCCTTTCAACGTAACAATTGTAAAGGCTTTAGTGCTGTGGGACTCGATCCGTTAGTGGATTGGGAAAGAATGTGGAAACGAATGGAAGAAGTAGGCACAAAATGCGCTTTTGATGGTGATTTTGGAACTTATGATGGAAGTTTAAAACCAGATTGTATAAACGAGGCTGTTGATTCAATTTCAGATTGGTATGATATGCATGTTGATGGATTGACAATCGTAGTAAGTGAGAATAAGATGTATCACTTTACTGCGGAGCAGTGTCGTGTTATTAGGAGCTTGATTGCTGATGCTATCATTCATACTAATCAACTGGTTCGAGATTGTTT